CTGGGAACCACCATTCGCCGCCTTCAGGCCGGTCACGGGCTTTCGCTGATTCCCATTACCGACGCAGGGCGCGTGGTCGGCATTGTCAGCGTGCAGAACCTGATGAGTTCCATGGCGCTGCTCAGCGAGCAGCGCCGCCTGGAACGCCAAGAGGCCAAGGGCTGAGCGCAACCATGACCGGCGACTCCGCACTTCCGCTCGCTCCCGGACTTTACTTGGTGGCCACGCCCATCGGCAACCTGGGCGACATCACGCTGCGCGCCCTGGACGTGCTGCGCCGCGCCGACCGCATTGCCTGCGAAGACACCCGCCAAACGCAGAAGCTGCTCAACCACTATGAAATCACTACCCCCACCGTAAGTTGTCACCAGCACAACGAACACCAGCGCGCGGTAGAGCTGATCGAGGCGCTGAAAGCTGGCGGCCGCATCGCCCTGGTCTCCGACGCCGGAATGCCCGGCATTAGCGACCCCGGAAGCTGGCTCACGACCGAAGCCATCCAGGCCGGCATCAATGTCATTCCCATTCCCGGAGCCAATGCCGCGCTCAGCGCGCTGGTGGCCTCTGGACTCTCCACGGATGAGTTTCACTTCATCGGTTTTCTGCCGGAAAAGGCCGGCGCACGGCGCACCCGTCTGGAAGCTCTGGCCGCCGAGGCGCAAAGAAACGAGAGCCCGCGCACGCTGGTCTTTTACGAAGCTCCACACCGCATTCTGGAGACGCTCGCGGATATGGAAGCCGTCTTTGGCGCGGATTTGCGCGTCGTGCTGGCCCGCGAGCTGACCAAGATTCACGAGGAGTTTCTGCGCGGAAGCGTGAATGAGGCGCACCGCGAGCTGGCCAGCCGCGACCGCATTCGCGGCGAGTTTACGCTGCTGGTGGAAGCGCGGCCGAGGAGCGTGGCCGAGGGACAAGCCGCGACCGGCGCGCCCGTCAGCATTAACGACCGCGTCGCCCGCCTTCAGGACGAGGCCGGAATCGAGGAAAAAGAAGCCCTGAAGCGGCTGGCGCGCGAACTGGGCCAGTCCAAGAGCGAACTCTACCGCGAACTGCAACGGGAACGCGCCCGGCGGCGGTAAAAGATTGAGTCTGTAAAGTGCTGATGATGTTACGCGGTTCTGTATTCATTTTGGGCCGGATCAAAAGAATATATAAATGGTGGGCGGTGAGGGATTTGAACCCCCGACATCCTGCGTGTAAAGCAGGCGCTCTAACCAGAACCGGCAGGCGTTCTACAACTGCCTAGAACAGATTGCTTATCTATTTGCTTCTCACGTTTCGTTAAACCCACTTTACGCCGAAGTTACCGCCAATCTGTGACGGCTGTCACAGATGTTCGGGTTTTCTATGCGTTTTACGCTTTTTCATGCCGGTCATTTCGGTTTCTTTCGGGTTTTGTCCCATTCCGCTAGATTCCATCAGCTTTTCCAGACCGCTCACGCAAGAGATTCTCTTGCTCTGCGATGCGGGACACGCAATACCGGATGGTGTTGGTGGTATCGAGACCGAGCTTAGTTTGGAGCTTTTCTAAAAGTCTGAACTGCGCCGGGGATAGCGAGACGTGAATGCGTTTATAGGCCATACCACGAGAGTAATGGCCTATGAATGAACACGTTATGGGCTATTGCGCCCATCGCTGGCCACGGCGTGTGCATAGCGTGGCGCTAATCTCACACTCGATGGCGTACCACATTTTAGAAATGGGGAAAAATGTCCGATTTTAAGGAATCAACGAAGACTCGGGTAGAATTTACACCGTTTTGTATACCTGAAACGAAATTTGCAGAGCAACACACTATCGATCACATCAACTGCCCGGCGTGCCAGGCGGCCGACGCCGCGTTGCGCGGCGGCAATCTGCATCTGGCCAAAAAATGTTTCCGCGATGCGGCGCGCTATTGGATGCAGTTGCGCCGCCAGTCCGTATCCCTCAAGCCGCGCGCTCACGAGGCCACACAGACCTATCTCAATGTGTTCTTTGGTGACCTGCGGCTATGCGATATTACACCCGGCCAGATTCGCGCCTATCAGATTGCGCGCATGGGTAACTCGCTCAATGTGGGCGGCCAGCAACTGCATCCATGGAAACACACCTGCCAGCACGGTACGGTCAACCATGAGGTCAATGTCTTGGCTATGGTTCTGAACCACTGCGAACTGTGGTACCGTATCAGGCCGTTCTATTTTCCGCTTTCGATTCCCAGTTGGTCACCGCGGACCATTCTGACCGAGCCCGAAGAAGAGCGGCTCTTCCGCGTAGCACGCCAGCATCCGGAGGCTGCGCTGGCCTACTGGGTTGCTTGCATCACAAACAACACCACGGCGTCAGGCATTGAGCTGCGCCGCCTCCGGCTCAAAGACTGGTTTTTGAGCACAGATGGAATTTCGGAGATCTATATCCCAGAGGATGCGGTGAAAAACAATCATCGTCCGCGCAAGATTCCATTGAACGCCGCGGCAAAATGGGCGGTTGAGCAATGCTTCAAGCGCGCGCTCAAGCTGGGTTCCTGCGAACCGGATCATTACCTCTTCCCGTTTCGCGTGATTCGCAACGAGTTCGACCCCACGCGGCCGGCGTCGCGAGGGTGGCTGCGGAAAAGCTGGGATAACTTGCGGAAAGCTACGGGGTTTGTCAGTCTGACACCTCACGATCTGCGCCACCACTGCATCACGCGGCTGCTGGAAAACGATGTGAATCCGGAGACGGTGATCGCTATCGCCGGGCACGTGGGTCATAAAATGATGGAATACTACGCACATCAGCGCACACGCGTGAAGTTTATTGCGGTGGAGTCTATCGATCTGACGCGGAAAGCGCCAGTCAGGTCAGATGGTCAATATGCTTATCGTGAACACATCTCAGCATGACGAGAAACGCGGCTTGACAGCCTTGAACGCGCTAAGTGTTTTGTGCGGCCTTGTAAGTAGCACCTTAACTACGTCTGGCGGCAATCCGCGCGGGTTGAACGGCTTTTGCACCTCGAAGTGAGCGAGAAACGCCGCATTGCAAATGATGGCGTCTGTATTGGCGTCGCTGGCATTCCCGTTCTCGATGTAATCGAGCAAATGTCGCATGAGGTGATTCAACGTGGCCTTGCGAAACTCTTCGCCGCCGCCGCGCCAGTTATTCTCGCCGTGCTGGGCCGCGCCCAAAGCCAACCGCCGCGCCAGCGCATCCATAGCCGCTTTCGGGATCAGGTCATAACGCTCAGCCAGCGCCGAGCGGCTTGCTCCATTCTCATAAGTTGACTTTTCCATTTCACTCCTCAATGCGAAAACATCCTGTAAAGCGAATAAGCCGCGCCAGCAGCCCCGGCAATCGCGCCGCCGATCACTGACAGAAAATGCGCTGCCCAGCGCAGATGCTCAATGCGCGTAATTCTGTCCTCATGATCTTTCACAGAGGCTTCGATGCGCGGAATACGGCCTTGGGCATCCTCCGATTCGTCATCGCCCATGAGTCTGGTTTGAAATACGCGCAGATCGGCGCGCAGCTTGCTCACCTCTCCAGTAAGTTCGGCGATTGCGGATATTTCAACCGGGGCCATGCTCTACTCCATGCGGTTTGACGGCAGTTTCAGAAAAGCGCGGCATGACGTAAGCCATGCCGCGCAGAACCCGTGTAACACAAATGCTTACTCGGTATCCTTGATGAGCTTCTCCACGTCCGTCTTGAGCGCGGTGGAAACGCTCTTCACGTCGGTCACGACCTTGTCAAAGCTCGTAATTACATCGGTGTAATTGGTGGCAGAGAAGGTCTTGAGCGCGGCAATCAGATCGGTAAAGGACGCCACGTCTTCCACCCAGTTCTCGCCCTTCGCGGCCACGGCCGCCGTGACCTCTTCCGCCAGCGTCTTGAGGGCTGCCAGGCTAGCGCCGTCATCCTTGGCGACTGTGGTCACCAGCGCTTCGCCATCGTCGATAAAGGTGATGATGGCCTTGGCTCCCGCGGAGGCGATAGCTTCACCATCCTCGCCAACCTCGATCAGCTTGCCAGACTTGGCGAGCTTCAGAAACAGCTCTCCGCCGCCCTTGAGGGCCGTCCAGATTTCCTTGCCGATCTTTTCAATGCGGCTCGTAATGTCAGTTACTACACTTCCGATTCCCATAGATTTCTCCTTGGCGTTTCCGCCTGATAAAGCCAGTATGGAGATTGTTCTGAAAAGGGCGCTAGTTTGGGTTGCCGACACAGACTACGGACCAAGTCAGTGAGTTACTGGCATTGGCCCAAACTGTCACCACGTTCGTAGACCAACTGTAGCCCGCGTAGTTAGTCGGCGCGGCGGAGACAATTGGGGTCACATGGCAATCGGGTATGGATGTCCATGAGTGCTGAAACGACACGGTACACGTGGCCGAGCTGGACATAGTGCAAGTTCCCGCGAAGTCGGCGGTGGCAATCTGATTCAGATGGTTGCCGATAATTTCATTTCCGGTCCCGCTGGCGCTGCCCGTCTGATGGTTTCCGGCTTGGTTAGTTGCTCCCGCACCGGACACTCCGAACGCTATCGTGCTGTAATTTGCGCCGCCCTCATAGACGAGGAATCCACCTGTACCGCCTGTGCTTGTGTTATTGATGGTCACGGCGTTGGTCGTTTGGCTGTCAATGTCAGTTCCACCGTTTGTCCATGCTGCAAATACACGAGCGGGAGTCGTGGCGTTCTTGTTGTTTAATGAGCAGGAGCCTGAAAGAGCGCAGTTCCATTGCCAGGCTTGCGTTGTACCTGAGTAGAAATTCAAGCCGCCGAGGAGTGTCTGATTGCCGCTGGAATCCCAGCTCGCGACGGTCGTCGGCGATGCGCCACCGCTGCCGATGGTAACTCCGCCCGTGCCTGAGTTAGCGCCGCAATTGAAACACACGCTGCCGGTACCAGCCGCGTTGAGGAAGCTCTGATTATTTTCGCCAGCCGTGGTGTTTTGCTGAATTCCGAGCCGGATGGTGTTATTAAGCAAATCCTGAAGCACCCAGGCCTGCGCGCCGCTTGTACCGTCGCCCGGCCCCCAGAGCCAAGCATTCCGATAACTTCCGGCAGCGTTGGGAACATCCGTCTGGTATTCCACTTGCCGCCCGCGCACATTGCCCAGGCCAATGCCGGTGAAGATGTGATCGGTCACCGTCGCATCGGCTTGACTGCGCCAGAGATCACCGTTAAGTGAGTTAAATTGCCGGTGAAAGGCGTCCAGAAAGGTGTTATGCGTTCCATTATCCGTCAGAGCGCCGGTAAACATTGTGCCCCCGGTAATCCATGAGTTATAGCTGCTGCCGGAGTCCGCAACGGCCTGAGCAGTCGAGTTCTCATTCCGCAGCCCGACAATCGTGTTGCCGGTGGCGGCCGCGCCCAGGTGCATCGCCGTCGAGCAACCCTCCACATCGCCGCCGTTCCACGTGTTGCCGTCCGCGCCCGCAACATTGAATCCATAGGTTCCGGCAACCGGGCTGCCGGAGGACGTGGGGCAGATGATACGCACGCGGTTGAAGACCGAGGCGTTGGCGTAGTCATCCGAGACCGATCCGGAAAGATGGCCGGTAAGCAGAAAGCCGGTTCCGAAGCCGTTCAGCGTGTCATTCTGGAAGAGGCCGCCGGAGTAATCTCCCGTGCCGTCGAGCGTGACCGCCGTCTGGCCGGTAAGTTGATTGCCATTCAGATAGAGATTGTCGAGGCGGATTTCCTGGGTGCGATAGAAGTAGAAAGCCGACCCGGCCGCGCCCGCGCTGGCGGTGTTCAGGTTGGCATTGTCGAATGAAAAGCCTTTGGTATCGACGGCATAACTCGAATCGCCAACGGCAAAGGCCGCGCCAGAGCCGGTATAAACCCAAACCGTGCCACCCGCCGCGCCATTGGCCGTGCTGCCCCCCTGGTAGGCACAGCCGTGAATGGTCACATTGCGCACACCGGCCGGCACGATGACTTGCTGAGCCGTTGTTATCGTCGCGCACGGCAGATTGATGATGGTGTTGGGCGTGGAAATAGTCACGCTGGAGGCCATTGTCAGCGCCGTCGCGCCCAGGTTGCGACCCTCGCAGATGCCGCCGTAGGTTGTGCTCAGCCGAGCCAGACACGCGCTCAGTTTGACGCCAAAATCCGCGCCGGAGAGCGTGTTGATGTCAATCGCGCCGGGCAAGCCGCCTGGCAGACCCTGCGGTCCCATCACGTCCGGCTCTTGCATCGTTCCCGGCGTTTCGCTTGGGCTGTAGTTATCCAGATTGCAGGTGATTACGGCACCCGTGGTGGAGCACCAATTCTGACCGGAACTGGCCGGCTGAAGGCATGGGAATGTGCCCACCACGCGCTTTTGGAGGGGCTGCGATGGATCAATCAGTTGCGTGTACAGGCAAAGATTTTGTGGATTGGTCTGATAAGTATCCGGCACGGTCACGCCGGATTGCAGCGCGCCCGCGGTGACCTGATAGCAGACCTGACTCGTGACGCCCTGGCCACCGCCGCCGTATTGAAAGTGGCTGAGGACCGTGCCATTGTTATTGGCCGGGACCATGCAGAGCTTGCCTGTGAACGTGGTGCCGGAAAGCGTTTTGATGGAGCTTGCGGTCAGGGTTACGGTTTGCGCGCTGGCGGCCAGCGACGCCAGCGCGATCATCATAGATACAATCAGTTTTTTCATTTCACCTCGTTGATCAAGAAATCTGAGCTATGCCGGAACTGTCAAAGATAACTGAGCCGTCGGAATACATATCGAAAATCCATTCCATCTTGAATGCGGCTATTCCAGCGGCTTTTGCAGTCGCCGCCGCGGCGGTTAGGGCGGCGGTGTTAGTCGATAGCAGATAGTTGTTATATACGAACCCTCCATCATTCAGATATATTTTGACAACATTCCATCCGCCGTTTGAGTCGATATAGTCATACGCAACAAATGTACCTTTGCCTGTATAATAGTGATAAGACGTGCTGCGATTTGCATTTGTAAAAGGGAAAGATTCGACGACGCCAGTTCCCGAAACGGTAACAAGCGTATTGGTCACCGTATTCATGATTGTGCCGGATACAGAACCAAAATCCAGCGTAGCTCCAGTGATGATTTGATTTTCTTGATTGACCGTCTCAGAGTTATAACTAGGGGAAAACAAAGTAAGTGAGGATGAGACGGATGTGGCGGATACCGTGGATGCCCAGGTGGCCGGCGTGATGCTTGTTACTGGACCGGATATAGGAATAACGTTGACATAAGTATTAAGTCCAATCTTGGTTGATACATACTCGTCAACTACGGAACTAACCGCGACGATCATGTAGACGCCACTGCGCAGGGTGGTATCGGTCCAGGTTGTGCCGGTTCCATCCCAAAGCACCTCGGAAGTATTCCATACCGCGAGCGCGGCGGAAGCGGCCCAACGGATTTCGTAGTGATCGCAGCCGCCAACCGCATTCCAGGTGAGCACAATGGATGTTCCGCTTACCGAACCGGTGAAACCGGTTACGTTGGCGGGCGCATCGGTGGAGGCAACCACAGTGATGGATGCGGTGACCGGCGTGCCGACCGCGTTCCCGGCGTAGTTCATACCAGTTACCCGCACATTGTAGGTCGTGCCAATATAGCCAACGAACGTGCATCCCTGGCCCTCGATGGATCCGATGGTGTTCCAGTTGCCGCCCACTGCCTGAACCTGAACGAGCGCGCCAATGGCGGTGTTTCCGTTTTGCCAACCAACCGCGACGATGGACGAATTAACGCTGCCAGTGAGCAATCCGTTTTGATATTGCTCGGTCAGGGTCAAGTTTGTAATTGAAGCCGCGGTAGTTGGAGTGCCGACAATCTCGCCATATTTTGGAATCGCGTCGGTATACACGTCCGAGTTATATTCAGCCGCGCCGATTTCAAAATCAAAGTCACCGGAGCGTTTAATACTCACCACGCGGAAGAGCTTCGCTGGCTGATAGCCCGCGCTCTGGCCGTAGGCCCAGGCGCTGTCTTCGGTAGGCACGGCGCTGAACGATCCAGAGACGGCAATCACCGCGCCGCCCCGGCTTGTGGGCGACGGAAGGATGGTGGTCACTCCGGTCACGTCCAGATTTTCAATGACGTTGCAATCGTAGAGTGTGAGCACCTGCCCGGTAGCCAGAGCGGTGGCCGACGCGGTGGCCGTGACCGAGGCAAGTGTAAGCGTGGATGTGCCGTAGCCGGTGACCACATATTCCGTGCCGTCCGGCGCTACAGCCTTCGCGACGCGCCCGGCGGGCAGCGCGGCGGTCATGGTGAGGATCAGGCCGGAGATTGCGTTGATGGTGGCTGTGCCGCGCTCGACGATGGGATGCTGGACGCTGACCGTGTATCCAGCCGCCGCGGTAAACTCCAGATCGGTGCGCTCAACCGCAAGCGTGGTGAGCGTCGAGCCAGATTGCACGCGGCCGCCGCTGGCCCATTGCACTACGTCGGACTGAACGGCAATTACCGAGCCGAGCGTGCAGCAGACAGCCTCCACCGGCGCGGTAAAGCCGATGGTGCGCAGGGTGAGCTTGGTACTCAGCAATTGGTGATAAGCCCAGCGCCAGGCCTGATCGCGGCTCGTGCATCCGGTGAGCGTGGTTTGCGTGAGCTTGGGCTGCTCGCCGCTATTCTGATCCTCTTCCGTCATCACCGATACGGGCAGATCAGTGCGGTAGTTCCGCGCTGCATCGGCAAAGCTGCATTCAACCAGCGTGCAACGGTCATCGAGCGCCAACCACTGCTCGCTGAAACTGTCTTTTTTCATGTTGCCAACCGTGAAGAGCTGGACCGGATCGGCGGGCGCGTCCAAAACCACGGTGTAGCGCATCCCAAGCTGGAGGATGGCTGCGCGGCTCATCCCGGCCACATAACTCAGTGCCTTCCACGCATTGCCGGATTGATCGAAAACGCCGTTGAAGATGTGGCGGCGCGCGGTAGTGCCATCCTGATTGATTACCACTTCATCGTTGAGGTCCGCCCAGGCCGTGTAGGCTGGCACGTCAATCAGCGAGGCCGCAACACCCATGCCATAGAGTGTATTGGTCTGTTGATCATAGGACACGATGGCCGGGTTATCGGTTTCATAATTCGCGAGCTGCGCTGGCAGCACGGTATCCTCGCCGAGGCCGTGCGTGATGGTGGCCATCACCTGAATATCCGCGCCACTCAGTTGCGAGGTGGCCAGGGCCTTGATGCCCACCAGAATCATGTTGGGGTAACTCAGATTCGACCAGAAAAGCTCGTTGATATTCCACAGCCAGCCGTCGCAGACCTGATTTGCTTTTCCGCTATCGGAGTAATTGATCGAGTGTGCATTCTGAAACCAGCCGATCTTGGTAACACGCACATCCCACTGGCCCGGCGTCAGGCCATAGACGCATTGCGTATCAAAGATCGCGCTCAGCGAGTTCGCGGAGACGTTGATGAATCCCTGATGCCAGCTATTGCATTTGACCGGATTGGTGTTCGGATCGCACGGCTGCCAGACGCCTTGGAAGGTGGCTGAAGTTGTGCTGGAACCGCCATTCATATCGATCACCGTGACAGTTTCAGTGGAGGACCATGCTTCGCCCGGTGTATGGGAATCATTGCTGGCGGCGTAGACCAGGCCACTGCCCGCGAATTGATCTGTGGGATTGACTACCCAGGCCGGCCACGTCTCCGTTGTGTTGCCGGTGTGGAAGCTGGCCACGGTGCTCATATCATCCATGTTCGGGAAGAGCGGCGCGGTCCATGTGTTCGTGCCATGTGGCGCGACTTCGATTTTGTAGACAAAGTGGCAATTGACGTAATTTCCATCGGCGGTGACCGAATATAAACCGGAGGGAAATTTGACGGTGATCTGCAAGCCCTGGATGTTTGTGCCGGTTCCAGAGACAACCACCGGGCCATTGGCCACCAACATCTGAATCTCTTGCGGGTAGCCGTTGACTGTGGCGTCAAAGCCATCAATTGGAGCCTGATCGTTTGTGCCGAAGCGCGTTTGATAGCTGCAATCGGAAAAGTTAGAAATCGACTGTTTGTTGATGAGGATATTGGAAATGCTTTTTGCCGTGCCCCAGCCATAGCAGACCAGCACGTTGATATAGGCTTTCGCGCCCGCAAAGCTGATGTAACTCGAAACGATATTGCCGCACCATCCGAATGTGCCGTAGGCCTTGGGAACGGGCGTGCCAGGCTGGGCGAGTCCTTTGGGGCCGGTAGGATCGTAACTTTGAGACCAATCCGGCTGTTTGGGCTGGCCGGGCGCAAAGGCCCAGCTAATCAGCATACTGCCCGCCATCACCATGCCGCTGAAAGCAAAGGATGCTGTGGACGCACTGACGGCGAGGCCGCCCCAGGCAACTATACCGGGAATTGCAAATCCCCACGTGACCGCCGCGGCAACCACCATCAGCCCGATCATGGCGGCCATTTCGCCAATTTTTCCATTCCCCGCGCGCGGGAAAAGGACAATTTCCTCGCCGGGCTTTATCACCGTATTCCAGACATTTTCATCCAGGATGCGCGCGCCGTTGACGCTGAAAAGATAATCATCTGGAAGAATATCGGCGGCGGGAAATGCGCGGGCGACGATTGCGCCCAGGCTCTCACCCGCGAGCGGCGCAATCTCCACCACGCGGCGCTCTTCCACGCGGAAGGGATTCAGGTTGACGATAATGCGGACGCGGCGCAGGGCTAACTCATGCGGTGTAATAATTTCTGCTTTCGGAAATGGAATCAGCTCAGCCGCCATCGATAGAAGCCCTCAATTTGAGATTGCCACGGAAAGCCGGAATACCGCTCTATTGCCACTCCCAGCCCCTCGCGCGAGTGCAACATCATGTTCGGACTGCAAACCACGGCCACGTGCCAGCGCGGGTGCGCGGAGTAAATCAGAATCCCATCGCCAGGCTGTGGATCAGTAACTCGCTCCCAGGCGGCCATGGCGGCGAGCAGCGCATGACTTTCGCTGGCGTAATCTGGCAGCGTATAGCCCAGGCGGCGCTCGATTTCCAGCAGCAGACCAACACAGTCATAAGCGTCTGGGCCGCGCGCATCCGCCCGCCAGGGCTTGCCGAGCAGATCGGCCCAGAGAGTGTACGGGATAGATTGCATCGTGGGTTTTGCTCCGCAAAACAGGGATAAGTGAACAGTTGAGGTATCCCACCCATCGCAAAGAACGCGATGGATGGGGCACCCAGATAGCGCCGCTAACACCGCTAACTCCGCTAACTACGCTTGCGCCGCCAGCGCCGTGCCGTTGGTTCCAATGCCGGGGAATGCACCATAGCGCGCGGCGTTGTCATGCACCTGGCAGCCGCAAGCCCCGGCATAAGTCCCGTCGCAATTGCTCAACGTCAGAATGGGTTTGCCAGCAATTGCGCCAAAGCCGGTGGAATCCACTGGAATAGAGAAGGTGGCCGGGCTAGCCATGGTTACGAGCTTTACGGTCTGCGCGCCGTTGGCCGCGGCCCATGCGCCGGTGAAGCCGGAGATTGTCGCGGAAAAGGTTGTGCCCACCGGCCCCACCGCGCCCAGGCCGGTCGTGGTGAGCACGGCGGAGCTGGCATTGGTGGCGGCGCTGATGGATGTGCCCACGTATTCGCACTGCTTACCCTTGTAACTCGATACCCACATACAAAAGCTGGCGCGATACGTGCAGCGCGGAAAAATCTTGCGCATCGGCGAGGGCGCTGAAAGCGTGAGCGTGACCTGGCTTGCCGTGCAAACCGTTTTCATCACTGTGGTCTGGACGGCAAGGTCCGGCTCGCCGGCCGGGTGCGCGGTGTTGTAGACATAGATATTGCAGAGCGCGCCCGCAATGCCGCCGTACTGCTCGATGATGCCCTGCAAGATGCGCTCGACATTCGACGCGCGGAGGATCATGGTCGGGAGTTGGCCCTGGCCGGGCTGCTCGGCGGTGAACTCGAAGTTGAAAGCCTGATAAGTCTGAATGCCGTTGCCGTCACCGCAATCGAACTGGATAGGATCGACGTTGCGCGCCAGGCGGATGTGCGCGCCATTCCAGATCAGGTCCACCAGTAAAAGCCAAGCATCGCCGCTGGCCAGCTTGGACTTATCGCGCTGGGCGGCCAGGGAAAGAATCGCCATGGGGCTTATTGCAGTGGACACGGTTTTGCTCCGCAAAACAGGGGTTAGGAATTAGACTTCCGTCAACTCAAAGTTCGCGCCGTAGCGTTTGACGCCGTTGCCATAGCCAATGTCAGCTAACTCCGGCAGCTTGCTGAAGCGCACCGGGCGCGGCAAGGCGTCCGAACCCACCATGCGGCCGTACATCTGCGCGGGCGTGAGCAGCGCGCAGCCCACGCGGTCAAACAGAATTGAGGCGGAGCCGTCGAGCGCGATGGCGGCGGAGCTGGAGCCGGTCAAGTTACCCAGGAGGCGCATCCGGAAACTCACCGCCCCGGCGGGGATGGTGAAGGTATCGTAGTAATCCTGCCAGCCGGAAACCGAACAGTTGAAACCATTGCCAGCGGCCGCCAGCGTGGATTGATTGCCGTCAGCGTCATAGGTATACATCAGCGCCTCGGCCCACAGCGTAGAGGCGGCGGCCAGCGTGCCTTGCGTGGGGCAGACCCGCGCGTGAAAGAGATACACATCGCCGGGCGCGCAAGGGGTTACAACGTCGCTATCCACCTCGGCGGATAGCGATGCGCCCTCCGCCAGCATGGTGGCCGCCGCAGTGCCAAAGCAGAGCGCGGCCGCGCCGTCCTCGATGTTGCTGGTCACGATGGAGACCGGCAGAGCGGCCACAGGATCGTCAGCCTGATACCAGCCCTGAGCGAGTTCGGTGGCGTCCAGCGCCGGGAATTCAAAGCTCCAATTCGGCAGCAGGTTGGGAAAAAGAAAGCTGTTGCCGCCGCGCGCCGCCGTGACTTTGGTAAAGTAATCCAGCACGCGCTTGTCCTCGGCCACCAGGTTGCGCACGTTGATTTTCCACGTGTCGCGGACGCGCGTGAAGCGGGGGCGCGTGGAGACGTATCCGCTCTCAGATGTGTCCCGGATGGTATCGTCTTCCGTGCTCTTCGATGTATCCATCGACGGCTGGCGCGAGAGGCTGGGAAAAATGGGATAGTTCGCCATAACTTCACCATGCGGCGAAAGCCGCAAAGCGCGCGAATTATTCCTCCTCATGCAACATTTTTGTTGACACACGAGAAGAATTGATCTATGTTGTTTACATGAAGACTTCCGAGTTCAAACGGTGGCTGGCGGCGCAGGGAGCCATTTTCGGCAAGCACGGCAAGGGGTCGCACCTGAAGGTTTATTTGAACGGGAAGTTTTCCATTCTGCCGATGCACGCGACCAAAGAGATCGGCCTGGGGCTTGTAGAGAAAATCAAAAAGGACTTGGGGTTGAAATAGGAGGAACGATGCTGGAATATCCAGTAGAAATGCGAAAAGACGGGAAGTTTCTCATGGTCACCTTCCCTGACGTTCCGGAGGCGCACACCGAAGGCACAAGCCGTGCGGACGCGCTGACCATGGCGGCAGACGCTCTGGAGGTTGCTCTGGACTTTTACTTTGAGACGCATCGTCCGGTGCCCATCCCTTCCAAGGCGCGGCCCGGACAGGCCGTTGTGGCGCTGCCACTGAGCGTTTCGGCAAAGGTAATGCTCTGGAATGAAATGCTGCGGAAAAACGTCAAGCCGTCGGAGCTGGCGCGGCGCATGGGCGTGCCCCGCCAGGCGGTGGACCGCATGATCGACGTGCGGCACACAACCAAGATCGATACGCTGGCTGAGGCCATGACCGCGCTCGGCGGCCGGCGCAAGCTAATCGTCAAAACAGTGGCGGCGTGAAAAACAGAGATCAGAGATCAGGGGTCAGGGGTCAGAACAGTGCCGCACTGGCTTCGCTGTGCGGCGTTTTCACTAAATGCAGCAAGATAAAGGCATGGAACTCAAAGTGTCTGTGGATGTGAGCGAGGCGGTGGCTGGGCTGGATGATCTGCAAAAAACACAGATCCCGTTCGCCCTGGCCAAGACGCTAACTGGATGCGCGAAGGCCAGTCAGGCCGGGGTGCAAGAGAGCCTCGGCGAGAAATTCACGTTGCGGAATAACTTCACGCGCCAGGGCATCCGCATCAAACCGGCGGAGAAAAACAGCGAGCTTATCCAGGCGGATGTGCATACCGACACAGCCAACCGGAGCAGCGGCGCGCCGGATTATCTGCTGGCTCAGGATACCGGCGCAGAGAAAGTGCCATTCGGCGGACACTCCTTCATCGCTGTGCCCACGAGTTATTTCCGGCAAAAGTTCGGCAATGGCGTGATCCGCGCGGAGCTGCGGCCCAGGAACCTGCTGGGCGCGGTTGGCGGCCGGTACACGGCCATGGTGCGGCGCAAAGGATGGTCTAGCCGCCAGATCGCGCTCCGCCAGCAAAAGATCGTGGCTGGCTACGTGTTTTTCATCCAGGACATGAGGGATGGTCACAAGGCCATCATGGGCCGCGATCCGGAGGGCCACGACGCCGCGCCGTTCTATTTCCTGATTTCCGAGGCCAAGATCAAGCCGATTTTGGAAATGGAAAAGACCGTGGATGCAGCCGTGCAAAAGGCTTTCCCGAAGCTATGGGAAGAGAACTGGCGTTCGATTATGGCACGGGGGCTGAAAATCGGCGGTTGACAAGCGGCGCGGCGGCGGTATACTGGGGCGGATTGCGGGAGACAATATGCGCCATCTTTTCGAGGGTGTCTTAGTAGTTGTGGTTCTTCTGTTAGGTCTTGCAGTGATCGGTAGGGTAACTGCCCATGCAGGGATTGGTCGGGACATTAGTAGCTCATCGGGCCAGTCATCCGTACACGCCAGCGGAGACACTGCCTCAGCATCCTGTACAGCGGCCGATTTTTCGGTGTCAAAACTCCGGGTGTCAACCGAATATGATAATGCAAAGCTCACCGGCATTGTGACGAGCCATTGCACATCCGCCGGTGGAGTAAAACTCAAATGGACCGCTTACAACGCCGACGGTTCCGTTGCGTTTTCTGATGATTTTTGGCCGGCAAGCACGACCAACATTCCGCCGAATACAAACTACGCGTTCGAGTCAATGAATACGGCCCCGCGCGGCAAATGGACATACCGCGTCGAGCCTGTCAGCGTGGATGTGTGGTAACGCGCACAGGCGGCGCGCGGGCGATATGCTGGAGTAAAGCTCCCTATGCTTAAAATTATTACTATTCTCATCCAGGTGTTTTTTGTAACGCCGATACGTTCTCTGTTTGATAGAAAACATATTGTGGCATCTCTGGCGATAAAACCCCGTAAGAAACGAAGGGTAAACGCGGAGACAATTGAGCTTTATCCATGCGAAACCAGAGAATCCGTTGAAGATGGCCGAACCATATACGCATCCTGCAACGCTCATGTAGATGGAATATCCTATACTTTTGATTTAGTTCACCAAAGCGGCTTATTGGACACAGATGGACGTCAGAAACGGCCCTGCTGGTCATGGATTAAAGTACAAGGTCCGCATCGAACACAAAAAGCAACCATGATAGAAGCATCATTTGCGGTCTATCCCCCATATCTGGCATTGAGCTGCGATCTTTTGAGAACGGGCGCTGTCCGGCAAGCAATTGCGCAATGGAGAAAGATTCCGGCGATCCAAGAAGCAGCGGCGCTCGCCGATAAGCAAGAAAATCGTTTCAGATGGCAATTGGTTCGTGAAGGGCAGAGACGCAGAGATAGTCTCGTTCCCCGATCACAACCCATTAAGCGCTAAACATTGACGCCAGGCGCTGAGCGACCGGGCCATTGGTATCGAGCTGTTTCAGCACGATCTGAACCACCTGGGACTCGCCGCCGTCGCCGCCGCCTGACTGTTGTGTCGATTCAACCTGCAAGGCGCTGCCGTTGTTATAGAGGATTACCTGGATTCCGCCGCCGCCGGATGCGCCCTTGCCGAGCTGCATCAGGCTGGCCTCCGCGCTCTTCAGCGCGCCCGCGCCGGCCGCGCCAGTCCCGTTGGAAACCGGGCTGGCTTTTTTGCGATGGAAAACACCGCCGAGCGAATCCATGGCATCGCCCACCAGGCCATTCGTGCCGGAGAGGCCTTTGCGGCCATGGGATGCGCCTTTGCCACCCTCTTCAGAGTCACCGAAGAGCGCGCTGAAGAGCTGATGCTCGGCCACCTGGCTTGTCATGCGCATCAGGCCGTCCGTAATCGCCTTCCCTTTTTTGTTCCACGCCGTGCTCATATCAAACAGAGGATCGAAGAGCGCATGGGCGTAGCCCTCGCCAATCTGTTTCAGCCGAGTGTCAGACTCCTTTTCCATGGCCTGCATGGTCTGCGTAATTTCGCGCTGCACGTTCGTTTCCGCGTCGCGGCCAGCTTCGCCGTATTGCGCATAAGCCGCGGAGAGCTGCTGTAGCTGAGCAAGCTCCGCCGCGCGGATCGCGGTCAACTGCTGATCGCCCTCCCGGTTGCTGATAGAGTGTCCGAGCGCCTGCTGCTCCACCTTGGCCTCAGCCAATGCGGCCTCGCGCTTGATGCGTTCGCCGTCGCGGTCCAGCGCCGCAATCTTGATCTTTTCCTCTTCCAGCTTTTGCAGCGCATCGAACTCCGCAAGCTGTTGCGGCGTGGCGCCGCCATTGGCAAGGTTTTGCCTTTCCTCGGCGGACTTTTGCCGTTGAGCAACAACGGTTTTTACAGAGCCGCCGCCGGTGCGCTGCTCGAGCTCAGCCTCCATCTGCTGCACCTGAGCGCGCTGTTTGCGCACCGCCTCAGCGCGCGCCTCGCCAATCTCAACTTCTTTACGCCGCCGCTGCTCGCCTAAATCAACGAGCTTGCCGTCCAACTCGATCATCTGTTTTTGGAGATCATTCTGTTTGGCGGAATTGTCCAGGCGATCTTTTTCCGTTTTCGGCTTCTCACTGGAGAGCTGGCGCATCTGCGCCGAGAGCGCGGTTTTCTCAGCTTCCAGCGCAGTTTGTTCCGCTTTGAAGCCCTGATCTTGAATCGTTTGCTTTTGCGCCAGGTAAGCCGACTCGGAAATCAGTCCGAGCTTGTGCTGGCTTTCGAGAATCGCCAACAGGGTTTCAGCGTGCGCCTTGGCTTTCTCTTCTTCGGCCTTTGCGCCTTCGGCTGCCAGCTCGCGGATCGCTCTCGCATCGCGTTCCCGTGCTTCAAGCAAGCCAGTATCTTTTGTCTTGGGCGCAACAAAATCAAGGCCGCCGCCGCTTGGGCGTGGGGCTGCCGAAGGGTGAGAGCTAATGCGGGCGGCTGCATTCTCAATTCCCTTGAATGCTTGATCTATATCCCGTTTAGCCTGATCGCGCTGAGCAGCCGCTTGATTAACCAAGGGCACATATTGTTCATATTGTCCCGTCGTATTCGCAAGACTTGTATTTTTGCGTATCTCCTCTTCCGCGTGTTGGAGAGTCCCTTGCGCATCTTCCCGCTGCCGAATCATTGCAGCAAGATAGGCTTGGTTCTCGCGTAGATCGGCCTGATCCCATTGTTTTTGCAACTCTGATTTTTTGGCCCTAGATAAGACTGAATTTTTTAGCTCATCTTCCAAGGCCTTCTTTGTTGAGGCGGCTTGCTGGGCAATACCTTTCGGGTCGCGCGAAGCACGGATGTTATCAGGCATTGCATAATACGGCTGCATCGCTGCCTGTGTAGTAGTCTCTTCATGAGTTGGATTCAGATTAGTCAGCTCGGCAAATTGTTCAGTAAGTTTAACGAGCTTATTACCAATTAACTCCAGTGCCGGGCCTAGCGTTGCTGTGAGCTTCATGCCTAAGCCTTGCAACGCACCTTCGAGCTGGACAGTTTGTTGATGCAATTTCTCCATCTTTTCGATGGCGTCTTTATCAAGGACAAGGCCAAGCGCTTGGGCTTCAGCGCGGAATTTCTCAATGCCGCCCGCGCCTTGATTCAACGCTGGAATCAGCTCAGTTCCAGATCGTCCAAAAAGTTCCGTGGCGATAGCGCTCTTGTTAATACCATCAGGCATTCGCTGGAAACGATCCGCAACCATTTCCATCACCTGATACATATCGCCGCCCGTTGCCTTCATGTCGCGCTGCGAAATATTCAGTGCGGCAAAAGCATCAGCGGCTTTTTTCGATCCGTGTTCCCACTCGTAAACTCCCGTGGAGAGTTTACGGAAGCCCTTTGTCAGAGTTTCAAATCCAATGCCGGTTTGCTGAGAAGCGTAACGCAGGACAGAAAGATTCTGAACTGAAATGCCAGTCTGTTGTGATAGGTGGCCCAACTGAACGCCCATCTCCATGCTGGACGTGACCATCTCTTTGAAACCGCCGATGATTTCGCGCAAGCCAATGGCAATACCGGCGGCGGCTAGGCCCTGCTGGAGAACCTTGCCGATGCTGCCGAGCGAGGCAGAGGTTTCCTTGGCTTTGGCCTGGGTTTCGTCAAGATGTTTTTTGACAGCGGCGAAGACTTCGCCGGACTTATCCTCGCCAACGATTACGACCTGTACACTGCCTTTACCGGCCATGGCTCACTCCGTTCTTTGGCTTTTCCGCAGGGGCTAAAGCCCCGGTCTGTTTTGCGGACCTTATCGGCACGGCGAAGCCGTGCCCTATCAAAACCTGACGTTTGGCATTTGCGGTATCCCATCCTTCCGCACAAAACGCGGAAAGGATGGGGCATCCGCTGTGAGCTGTTAGCTGCCTTTGGCTTTGGCGGCGCGGGCGGCGAAGAAGGCTTGGGCGGCTTCGCCGGGCGAGCTGAACTTTGGCGCAGGTTTCTTTCGCGGCTTGCGGCCCAGCAGCTTATCCGGCGTGAGCGGATCGGCGTCAGAGGATTTGTACGGCAGCAGGAGCCAACTGACCATCCAGGCGCTCTCTTCGCGGCGCTGGCGTAGTCTGCGCTGCTGGCGCTCACTGTGGCCGCGCAGGATGAGCGCCAGCTCGCTATACATCAGCCGGTAAAACTCCGAGGGCGCAAGGCCCAGTTCTCCGCAGACGATGCGGAAGGCGTCTTCCCAGGTGTAGGTTTTCGCGCGTGATTTACGCCCCTGGCCTACACGCTTGCGGCTGGGGCGCTTTCTTCCCCCGGCTCATCACCGTAGTATTGCCGGAGAGCCTCGGTGATGGCCGTGACCGTAGAGAGTACAGCTTTGCGGCGCGCGAGCAGCCCGCCAACCTCTTCGAGGGTCAATGACTGCCCGGCCGCCTCGGCGTCCTCTTGCAGGGCCGCCCAGAGGTACAGGCGGAGATTTTCCAGGTTCACGTCAAGGGTGTGCTCTACCTTGCCGGTGTCTGGGTCCGTGCGCTCGCCGATGGTTTGCCAAAGCGAGCTGTTTTCTCCGCCCGCCTGGCGGATCAGAATTTCGGTGTTGAGATTGAAAACGAGTTGGCGGCGGCGGTCCAGCTCGATGAAGATTGGTTTTTTGAAGAGCTTCACATTGTCCATAGATAACTCCCTGTTTCGAGGTATCCCACCCATCGCAAAGAACGCGATGGATGGGGCACCCGGCATTTTGTAACTCATAGTTCCGAGGTATCCCAGGTCCGAAAATCCGGACCTGGGGCACCCGACATTTGTGACTTATAAAGACAGGGGGCGGCCTGAGCGGTAGGCCGCCCCTGTTAGCCCGGTGGATGCGGGTTACCGGGCCTCAACGCGGCGCGGGGAAGGCTGAAGCCCGCGCCAGCGGAGCTTATTGAGCGACGACCGAGAACGGCCCGTTGCCCTTGAGGGTGATCTGAACGCCTTGCAGGTCGGTATTCTTGCCGTCCCACTTCCAGGCGGTGATGATGGCCGGGCCGACAAACGACTGTACGCCGGAGCCAGCCACATCGGTCGGGAGCAGGGTGAGGTTGAGCGACGTATGATTGAGCACTGCGTTCAGCAGATAAGTCTGCGAGTTATCGCCAGCAATATAGTCCAGCTTGGCCGAGCCGTCGAAATCGTTCAGGCCAGCCATGCGCGACTTCCAGCCGTTATTACTGTGATCGGTGGAGTCAAGTTCCTCGACGGTAAAGCCGCCATCGAGTTCCTTCAGGCCGGCCACGATTACATTCGCGCCGCTGGCGGAGGTATAGGCAAGCTGCGCCAGGTAGCCTTGGAGCTTGGCGGGCAGCGAGACAACCACCGCAGCTACCTTGACCGTGGCCGTGCCGGTGGCCGTGAGATAAGCGGTCGTGCTGGCGCTGTCTGGCGTGTAAGTGGCCGTGAGCGTGTCACTGGCGGCGATGGCGAGCGAACCCGCCGGGATGTTGATGGTGGCGAAGCCGCCAACCAGCGTGATAGCGCCCGAGGCGTAAGTGCCGGAGGTGAGAGCTACAGCGCCGGTGGGCGTTGCGCCCGTGCCAGCGACGGCAATCAGCACGGATAGTGTCTGCGTATTCACGATGCTGGATTGCGCAGGGGTGACGGTAACAGTGGCGGCAACGGCAGACATAAGTGATTCTCCTTTGATTCTGAGGTATCCCACCCTAGCCGCAAAAACAAAAGCGCGGCGAGGGTGGGGCACCCGGCTAACAACTATGGGCAGTTAGCCCATGAAGGTGCGGTTAAGACTCGGATCATCTCTTCCCACCTCAACTACAACATGGAAAGAAATATCCACGCAAACCTGATCGGAACTGGACTTATCAATGTAGCCCGTCTCGATTTCCTCGGGGTAAACATCGCTGACCAGGCCACAGAGCGTGGGATTGGCGCGGACCACGCGCCAGGCCCACAACACCAGCGGATCGGCCACCAGGCTAACCGGCACGGCCGCCGCGCCAGTGACCGGATCGGCGGCTATGCCGCCAACAGAAAGGCGCACGGTGATGGTGGCATCCACCGAGGCGGAATCGTGCGCGCCGGTGTAACTAATGCTGACTTTGGTGGAGAAAAGGTTGAAGGCTATCTCGGATGAATCGACAGCCTCGAAGCGGTCACGGTAGGCGCTGGCCGGCGAGCCTGCGCCGTTCAGCGCGTCCAGGATCGCCGTGGCAGCTTGTGTCCAGATAGTTTGCGGCATTGCTCACTCCGTTCGCAGGGATCAGGGATTAGGGGTTAGGGATTAGAACGCAGCATCATAGACTTCAGCGGGTGGCTCAGGGGGCCGCGTATCGCGCGAATCGAGCAAAGTGAGGTCAGTGGCGATGATATTGGTCATGTAGCGCGTTGTGCCCGCGTCATCCCACTTCCACGTGCGGAGCTTGCCCTCGATGAAAACCTTGGAGCCTTTGTGGAGATAGTCACGGGCAAGCTCCGCCAGGCGGCCGAAAAGCACAACACGGTGCCATTCGGTGTGATCTATCCACTTATCACCTTTTTTCGTCTTCTCGTTGGTTGCGATGGAGACCGTCGCCCGCAACGCGCCGTTCGCGGGGGTTTTGATTTCCGGCGGCTGGCCCACGTTGCCCAGCAGCATCACAGAATTTACGGATTTGCTCATTGCTTTCCTTTCGCTCAGGAGTCAGCATTCGATTGTTGTAGTTAGTTATCATGCGCCGAGCGGTCCTTTCAACTCAATGTCAAGGACGGATGGATCGTGGCATTTTGGGAAGCCCTTGACGGTGTAAGTTCCCGGCTCGAATTCCGGCGGGAGATTCGCGTTTTTGGGGATGATGATATGATCCTTGGGCGCGGGCGTGGCGCTGACCGATGCGCGCGGGATGTGCAAGATGTACTGCGCAATCTCGATGGACCCTGGGCCGCCGCCGTGTTCGTACACATCGGTGTAGGCGTCGAGAATGCCGGTCACCGTCGTGCCCGCAATGATGGCCGGTACGCCAAAGTCACTCATCATCACGGGTAGATCGCTATCGCCAAACATGACTCACCTCAGTGGACAGTCGAGGTATCCCACCCTAGCCGCAAAAAACAAAGACGCGGCGAGGGTGGGGCACCCTGACTGAGTTATAAATAACTACTTGCCTTTCTTGGCGGCGGCAAGTTCGGCCTTGAGCTGGGCATTCTCTTCGCGCAGCGCATCAGCCTCAGTGGGCTGCGCGGCGCGCTCCGCGGCTTCCCGCTCGGATTCAATCTCAGCCTCGACGGCCTCGATGTTTTCCTTGGTTGCCTCGGCCACGCGGTTGTGAGTGTGGAGATAGACAAAATCGCGGTGCGAAAGCTCCACCACTTCGCCCTTTTCGCGCGGCTTGCGGTCAACGATCATACTGACGCGCAGCACGGCCTGGACCGGCTCATTCTTGTTACTCGATGTAAGCATTTGTTCCTTTCGTGAAACAGTGAACAGTGAACAATCCCAGGTCCGAAAATCCGGACCTGGGGCACCCATTAGAGGTTTGACTTAGCTGATGGCGATGTAGGGGTTGGCGACGAAGGCGGCGATATGCCGGATAGCAATATCATGCAACGCGCGCTGAGTGACCACCACCGCGCCGCTGGCGGCCTGGGTGTACGGATCAACGACAATTTCCCGCGCGCCCCAGTCCGCGATAATCAACTGGCTCCAATCGCCGAAGATCGCGTTATGCAGAATGGAGCCGGTCACGCCGGATTTGGTTCCCGTCTTGCTGAGTTGGTTGGTAACGCCCGCGCGATAGCCAGCAGGGCCTTGCGTGTCGATTCCAAGCGGGTCTTTGGGGCCATCGCTCCAGATGAAGCCCGCGAGGCCCGTGGCGGCCTTGAGCGTATTCCTGAGCTGCATCCGGACTTCCGGCGTGAAGGCCCATGCAGACGTCGCCACATCGGCATTGGCAGCGGCCACCGTGGACTCGCATTTCAAAATGTCCTGCCAGGTAAGCGGCTGGCCACCATCACTGAAGGCCGTGCCGGAGGGCGAAAGCAGCGTGAGGCCGGTGGTATTCATCAGGCCGAGCGGCTGAGCGTTGGCTCCCGTGCCACTGATGGCCGCGAGGTCCAGCGCCAGCAGAATCACGGTATCCTGATCCGCGCGGGCCAAGCCTTCAACATCGGGAGCGCTTTCGGCCAGCAACTCCACATCCCACGCGGTCTGTGCGCTGATGCGGTGAGGCGTGACCGAAATGAAGTCCATGCTCAGATCGGAAGAAGTGTTCGCCGCGCCCTCGCCAACCCACTGCGCAGTGGCGGCGGAAGACTGACGCGGCAGGCGGATGATACCCTGCAAGCCGCCCAGGCGGCGCGCGCCGAGCTGCTCAACGCGCGGACGGTTGCGCAGCAGCTCGATGACTTCAGGATGCGTGTACGTGGCCACAGCGGCGGCCTCAGAGGTCAAACCGAGCTGGCCAGCGGCGCTGGCCACGGTTTGCGTGCCCAGAGCGCGGGTAGAAAGCGAATCCGGAATCAGCGGGCCATTTGTGCTGATCTTGAGGCGCTTTTTCAGCTCGTCGCTGTACTCATGTTCCAGCCGCGCGTCGCTGGCGCTGGCCGAGAACGTGCCGGACTTGGCCTGATTGACCAGCGAGCGCACCAGGCGAAAGACGCTAAAGCGTTTCTGGTCGCTCTTATCCATCTCGGAAAACAGGTTGCTGCCAGCCGTGCCCACCTTGCTGGCGTCGTTGGCCGCAACAATCTTGCGGGTGACCTGGTCACTGAAGTCATCGACGGAAGTGCCTTCCGCGATAGCCTTCTGGGCCTCGTCAATGGTGGTATATTTGCGGAAATCCTTGTCGGTCGCAACGGCCATGATCTTTTCGCGCCGCACAAGCTCCAATTTTTCCGCGCTGGGTTTTTCAGCCGCTTCGGCCATGAATCTTACCTCCGGAGTTACAGGTTGAGTTACAGGTTGCGGTGGCGCGGGCTCGAGCGTAGCGGAGCGCCGCAGAATGGTTTCGACCTCGACCGGGTACTCCTGATCGCCCTTTGCGGAGCGGCCAACGCCCACGGTCGGATCAGCGGGAACACTGACGAGCGAGGCGTCGAACGGCTCCCAATCCTTGACCTCACAACGCGCCGGTTCGCCGTCAATCGGATCGCCGTTTTCGTCCTCAGCTTCCGTGCGCACCATCTTGTTTACTTTGTAGCCAACCGACGCGGCCTTGAGGATTCGCGCGTCATAGTCGGCGCGTTTTTCCTGGGCCAGAGGTGACGGCCCGAACGGCCCGGAGACGTGCAGCTTGCCACCCTTCAGCTCGTAGTTATCCACCACGCCGAGCTGCTTATCGGGGTCATGGTTAAAGAGCAGCGGAACCATGCCCTGATCGAGCCGTTCCGTGCGCACGTTCTCTTTGTTGTGGAGCAGGATTTCGTTTCCCGGCCCCTGCCAGTAGTTGCGCAGGTAGGGCGCTTCGCTGCTCACAGTAAAATCAAAGCGGCCCGGATCGGGGCCGGAGAGCCGCTCACCCTCTTTCGGCGTGGCGGCGATAGTGGCCGCGCGATACTGAATAGGTAACTGACGTTTGGTGCTCATATCTCTGTTGTGCTCCTGAAATGAAAAAGCCCGCAAATAAACAGGGGTTAGTCAGACACCATGCCAATGCAGTTAGTGCCGTCATAGATGAAATAGGCGAAGTAACTCCAGTTGGCCCACGGCGGAATGTTCAGCGTGTTACCGGAGACCACCGCGCCGGGCGCAAACTGCCAAGCGCATCCGGAGCCGAAAGTCACCGTGCGCGCCGTGCCAGAATCCAGCGTGCTTATCAGGACTCCGAAGCGCGCGCCAGGGACCAGGCCGGTGACATTGATGGTGCGCGACGGCGTGCTGGTCAGCGAGAGCGTGGCGACACTCATCAGCGCGCCGCCGGTGGCGTCGGTCACCGTGGCCGCATCCGTGAGCGTGGATTGCGTGACAGTGTTCCCGGCGCTGATGTAGGCCGCCGCCGCAACATTCCAGGCGCTCATCAAATCCGGCGAGACATAGGCAATGGGCAGCGCGGGCAGGTTGGGCGTGTAGTCATCCAGATTGCAAATACCGGCCTGACACCAATCCGTGGTTCCGGTGGCGACACTATGCGGCTGGACGCAACTGTAACCGGGGCCGAGCGCGGATTTGCTGAGCGTGGTGGTAAGCGAGAGCCGGAAACAGATGTTGGCCGGGCTGGTCAGAGAGGTATCCGCAATGGTGAGCGAGAGCACTCCTTTTTGGACATAGACACTCACCGGCAAGGATGTAACCTGGCCGCCACTGCCGAGGCGATAGCTTGCGGGCGTGCCATCGAGCAAGGTGGGCTGCCACCACAACTGCCCGGTAATCAGATTGCCGGAGCTGTCGGAAAAGCTCGACGCGGTGACGGTGACGGTTTGCGCGGGCAGGGACGCATACGCGCAGAGCAACATGATTACGATAAAAGCGACTCTCAGGATAGAAAAACAACCGCAGGTCCTTCGACTCCCGTCGCTACGCTCTGGTCGCTCAGGATGACAGCTTTTGATTTTGTTCATTCTTTCTCCTCTTCAGTGGTTAAGTTCCAGATGGCTGCGTTGGCCGGGTGCATCCCGCGTTCCAGCTCACGGGCTTTTGGCTTTGCAGGCGCATGAGGCGTTTTTGTTTTTGGCTTGGCGGGCTTGACCGCCGGTTGGGCGGGCGGCTTTTCATCGCCCTCTTTTGGCTGCTGTTCATCGTCCTCTGGCGTTTCATCCGAGTTATTGATTTCACTTGTTCCCTGGCCTCGAATATCGGTTCCAAGAGCTAACTCAAGCGAGTCCGCCAGCTCCTGCTCGCGGGCGAGCGCGGTGTAAGTGTCTTCCAGATCGCGGCCCATGCTATTGAGGATGTGCTCGTGATTATCGAAACCGTTTTGCACGAGCAGGGTGTTTGCCTGCACATCCTTGAGCGGGTCAATCCACGGCCAGCGGCGCGCCTCCCATTTAAGCGATTCGCCGGTGAAACGCTTGCGATCCGCGAGCGGAAGATCAACCGCGCGATTCAGCAGCGCCGCGCCGAGCCACGCATCAAAGATCGGATCGAGGACGTTATCAATCAGAGAGTTTTGCACCTCCATCCAAAACTCCCGAACCTCTAACTCGCCGATGCGCGCGGAGCTATAATTCACTCCGCTCAGATCATTGAAAAGCGAGTGGTAGGGCACGTTGAGACCGGAGGCAATCAGCCGTCCGGATTGCTTCATGAACGGGTCGAAAGCATTGTTCGGGCTGCTGGGCGTGTGATCTTGCAAGTGCGCGCCCGTGCCACTCAGATCGATTGCGCTGCCGTTGCCAATATCAATCGCCTTGCTGCCATCCGCGTTGATGCCATCAGCCTCAACTTCGTCCGCGTCCTCATCCGCGTCTTTGTCGGTTTCGATGGACATTAGCAGCGCCGCGTTGATGCGGGAGCGGGATAACTCCGCCTGAAAATACCCGTCGAGCATATTGAGCTGAGCCATGCCCGCGGCCATCCACGGATAGCCCCGCGTCTGGCCGGTGCGGTGGGCAATCATCCAATGGATGATTTGATCGGCGGGCACGCGCTGGCGGAGAGAGCTGCCAAAGCTGGCCTCGTATGGATTGCCTTTGAAAATGTGATAGGCGATGGGCTTCTGGTATTGGTCCACCTCGACGCCCATGCGCACCTGGACGCCGTCCGCGCGGCCCATCAGGTTGTAAGTGTCGTCCACCTGGTCAGCGTCGATCAGTTGCAACTGAAAGCCGAAGGGATTGACCGACTTCGGCACATAGACCTTGCGGATGAACTGCTCGCCGTCACGACCGGCATTTTCCGTAATAAGCTGCTCGACCTCGCGCAAAGAGTAGCGGCCACAGACAGTGCAAGAGCCTTTCTTTCCCCACTCGCACCATGCCTGGCGTAATTCCGAGTTAGCCGCGTCATCCAGCGGAATTCCATTTTTGCTTTTGCGCTGGCGCTGCTGCTGGATTTTGAAGGTAAGCCGCACACCATCTTTGCCCGCGACATTGGAGCGCAGCATCCAAAGAAAGCGCGAGGCGATGGGGCTATTGACGGCCTGATTGCGCGCGCGGGCGCGGAGGCGGCGCAGATCAACCAACAAATCCTGATCGGCGGAGCGCGAGGCCGTGGGCCAATCCATGGTGAGGCGGCCCATCTTGGCGGCGTTGAAGCCCTGCAAGCCACTGGAGCCGCCAAGCTGGGCCAGAGTCGAATCCGAGGTGAGCGTGCGCCGCGCCGCAGTGATTCCTTTCGACACGGCGCGGAAGGTGCGAGTTACAAGGTTTGGTCGCTTTGAATTCATTGAAGAAACTTCCCTCGGGGGCTAAAGCCCGGCCTATTTTTGCGGAGTTTTATGTACGGGCTAAAGCCCGTACCCTTCACCTAAAACTCAACTCATCATTCCCAGGTCCGAAAATCCGGACCTGGGGCACCCGTTCTTAGATCGACGGCATGAAGCGGAAACCAATCACGCGACGGCCAGCGTATTCGCCCTGAGAGCGCAGCTCCGCTTTGTACTTGCTCTTGTAGTGGACGCGCAATTTTTCCAGCTCTGCCGGGTTGATTTTCTTGAGCTGGCGGCCAGCGATCATGTACTCCATCACATCGGGCCGCGTGTCGCCGGAGAGAGCGGCCTCGATGATGTCCAGGCGCTTTTTGACAAAGCTGCGCGTATCCACGGGGCCGGTGGCTGTGGCCAGATTGGCCTCGACCATCACGTCTTGCAGCGGCATGGTGACTTGCTCACCCTCCGCCGTAGTACCCGCAACGCCAATCAAGATGGCCACGAGCTGATAGGTGTCGGGCTGGCAGGTTGCGGTGACACCGCTCGTGGCGTGTATATCAAAGGTCTGGTTGTCCGCATCCGGTGTAATCGGTGGATTGACCTCCAGCGGATCACCAAGCACAAAGCGGTTGGCGGCGCTGTTGAACACGTACTTGAGTTGATACAGGTTGCTGGGATAGTCCGGGAAGGCGCGCGCCCAGTTCCAGGTATCGCCCTGGCGAAGGCTTGTCGGCTCGATTGGCACGTCAGGATCGTTGAATTGCGGGATCGGCGTGGAGGGATTTTTTAGGCTGCCCATGTTTTAGTTATGGGCGAGAAAGCGGATTTAGCGCGAATTTAGAGAGAACAGGGACCAGGGATCAGGGAACAGGGAACAGAAAACAACTTCAGACGCGAATCACCGCAGACGGTTGAGGGCGCGAAGCTGGGCGGCAATGTTTGCCCGCTTGCGTTTGGCAGGCGCGGGTTTGGGAGCAACAGCCGCAGGTTCTTCGGCTCCCTTCGGTCGCTCAGAATGACCAGCAGTGGGAGCGGACGCGGGAGAAACAACCGCGGTTGCGGGGCCGATCATCTCGTCTTCCGGCTTGGGCGCGGGCTGACCGGCGGCTTCGCGCTCGTGGCGCAGTTTTTCCGTCAGCCGGAAGAGGCTGCGCGCCAGCTTGCGGAAGTTCGGACGGCGCACACTTACAGCGGCGCGCGCGTAGACGGCGCAGTCCAGCGCCTCGTTACGCTCGGAGGTTTTTACCCAGCGCATCGTGGTTTGAAAATTCTGAGTAGTTTTGACTAGCTTTTCCGCCGTGATCTGGCGGAAGAATTCCGGCGTGAGCGTGTTGCTGAAGTGGCAATATTGCGGCCCCGGCTCGGTCACTCGGAAGCTGGTAAAAACATCCTCTTTGGCGGTATCGACGCCCACTGTGTAGAGCAGCGTTTTGTACGGCCCGACGCGGGTGCCGGAGCTGAGCAGCGGACGGCCAATGCCAGCGCGGCCCACAATGGCGTGCCAGCGCCGCGCCTCGTGCTTGCGCGTGAATTCGTACACTCGCTCAGTGTGATGGCCGCCTGAATCAATCAGCGCGGCGGCAATGCGCATGGTAACTCCGCTGGCGTGTTCCCACTCTTCCAGCAGATACGCGCGGAGCGCGGCCCAGGGGCTGGCCGGGTCCGAGTCCGGCAAGGATGGATCACCGGGGAAAATTTTATGCTCGATGGCCCAGCGCTCATCATCGAGGCCCCAGCCGTAGAGGCTGCATTCCAGGCGATCATCCTGGGTATCCACTCCGGCGGTGAGCCAGAGGACGCCGGAGGGCAGTTTGTCGTGAAAATCTTCCTGACGTTTTTCCAGCTCGGAGTTATTCGCGCCGGTGCCACGAATCTCCCACGTCTCGGCGAGGTTGGTATTAATAAAAACCTTCATGCGCTCTAAGTTGGTTTGCGCCTCAAGCCATTCGCGGATGAGGTCCAGCCAGTCCACCACGCCATAGAGCGCGTTGAGTTGGAAGCCCGCCGTCTTGCCGTCATGAGATTTCGCCGTGGCGCGCCACTCGCCGCGGCGGATCATCTCATGCTTGGATCGCTCTTCAATGATGCAGCCATTGATGCAGGTGTAGTGATACCACAGCACGCGCGGGCGGGAATTTTCGACCGGCTCGGTTTTGAATTGCAGCCGCTTCCACTCGAGCTGCTGCATTTCTCCGCAGTGCGGGCAGGGCACGTAGTAGCGGCGCTGATCGCTGGAGTTATAGGCCGCCTCGATGCGCGATAGGTACTTGATATGCGGCGTGGAAATCAGTACAACTTTGCGATTCCAGAATTTTGTCGCGCGCTTTTTCGCCAGGTCAACCGGATCGCCTTCCGTGCCGGCGGAGGCCTCGTAACCATCGACTTCATCCATGAGGATGATGCGCGCGGGCAGGCCGCGCAAGCCGACGGGAGCATTCGCGCCGACTAACACGAGGATGCCGCCGGGGAATTCTTTATTGAGTAGGGTGTTACCGGAGTCACGCGAACGCGGCGAGGGGAACAGGTCGCGCAAGACGGGCGTATCGCGGATCATTTTGGCGACGCGGTTTTTGGAGAATTTCTCCGCCTCGGCAAGGCTGGGCTGAACGCAGAGAATCGGCGACGGCTCCCAATGGCTGTAGTAACCGATGGTGTTCAGGACGGCGGACTGCGT